ATAAAGTTGATGATGGAATCAATGCTGTACGATTATTGTTGCAAAATTGTTATTTTGATGTTAAGAGATGTGAAAATGGTATTAATGCTTTGAGAAATTACCAAAGAGAATGGGATGATGTGAAAAGAGTATTCAAAAGAAATCCTTTACACAACTGGGCATCTCATGGCAGCGATTCATTTAGGTATTTAGCTATGTCATACAAACATATAAAACCAGAACCAAAACCTAAAGATGAGCAAAAAGAAATGCTACGCACTCCTACTTTAGACGAAATGATGAATATGCACGATAGAGAACAACTTAGAAAACCAGAAAAAAGAATATAATGAATGAAGAAGAAAAAATAAGAATGGCAAGTTTATTAAAATTAGAAGGACAAGGAAATTACGCAGACAATGAAAGAAATATAGGTGTTACTATACCTTTAGGAGATGGAAATAGTATTAATTTATCTGCACAAGATTTAAAAGAAAATAACACAAGACAATTAGCTGAAATGTTATTAGAAGAAAACTATAAAAGAAAACAAAGAAATATGGACATACAATTAGGTAATTTAGGGTTAGGTTTTACAGGGTTAAGTCAAAAAGGAGATTACTCTGTGGAAGGTAATGATTTTTCTCAAGCAGGTTCTTTTAATTTACCTTACCAAAAACAATATAGAGCATCTTATGATATACCAATTAACGACAACTTAAATCTAAGTTTATATGGACAACATGGAGATATAGGTTTGAGTGAAATGTATTCAGACCCTATGCAAGACCCAGAGAAAAAAGAAAATTTAATAAAAGCAAAATTAAGATATAGGTTTTAATTATGGCAGAAACTAGAAAAGAAATGGAAGTAGTGCAAGGTACTGCACAATACTGGCAAATGGAATTAGAAAGTGCTGACCAAGCTGAAAAGGATTGGAGAGAAAGAGGTAGAGCTGTTGTAGCACGATACAGGGATGAAAGAAATTCAGATTCTTTTGGAGCAGGTATTTATAAACAATTTAATATTTTATGGTCTAATACAGAAACTATGAAAGGTGCATTATTTGCTCGTATGCCTAAAGCAGATGTACGCAGAAGATACAATGACAATAACCCTATAACTAGACAAACAGCTATTGTACTAGAAAGAGCATTACAATACGGAAATGAAGTATATTCAGCAGATAAACCAATAAAAGCTGCTTTAGAGGATTATTTACTACCAGGTAGAGGGGTAGTTTGGGTAGTTTATGAGCCTATTTTAATGAAAGAAACCATAAAAGTAGAATCTACGGATGAATTTGGCAATATGATAATGATTGACCAAGAAGAAGAAAGAATTGCAGACCAAAGATGCTATTTTGAATATGTAAACTGGGAAGATTACAGAGAAAGCCCAGCAAAAAGACCAGAAGATGTATATTGGAAAGCAAGAAGGCACTTACTTACAAGAGATGAATTAATAGAAAAAGGCTTTAAAAATGCATCCAATATACCTTTAAATTGGTCGCCAGAACCTACAGAAGGGTATCAGGAAGATTATTCTGAAGTATTTTCTAGGGCAGAAGTATGGGAAATATGGGATAAATACAAAGAAAAACGATATTTTGTATCAAAAGGTTATAATGAAATATTAGCAGAAGATGATGACCCTTATGGTTTAGAGAAATTTTATCCTTGTCCTGATTCATTAGTGGCAATCAGAACTAATGAAACAAGTGTACCTATTCCAGAGTTTACTTTATACCAAGACCAAGCTGATGAACTAGATAGAATTACAACTAGAATAAGTAATTTAATAGAAGGATTAAAAAGAAGGGGTGTATATGATGCTTCTGTGCCAGAATTATCACATTTAGCAGATGCAGGAGATAATGATTTTGTACCATCAGAGAATTTTGCACAATTAGCAGCAAAAGGTGGTTTAGGTGCAGTATTTCAGCAAGAAGATATAGCTCCTATTGCACAAGTTTTAGCTGGTTTATATCAACAAAGAAATCAAGTTTTAGACACAATATATCAAATAACAGGCATATCAGATATTATTAGAGGATCTACAAAAGCTAGTGAAACTGCTACAGCACAACAATTAAAAGCACAATTTGGCAGTATGCGTATGCGTAAAAAACAATCTGAAATAGCTGAATATATTAGAGATTTATTTAGAATAAAAGCTGAATTAATAGCAGAGCATTATGAACCAGAAATGTTAGCAACTATGACCGCACTAACTATTACACCAGAAATGATGCAAATATTAAGAGATGATAAACTTAGAAGTTACAGTATAGATATAGAATCAGATGCTACAGTATTTACAGATGAAGAAGAAGAAAAGAAAACTAGAATAGAATTTTTATCATCTTTTGGTAGTTATTTAGAAAGAGCAGTAGCTATAGCAACTAAAGCACCAGATTTAACTCCATTAGCATTTCAGGCATTAAGATTTTTAATGGGTGCTTGGAAAGTAGGTAGAAATTTTGAAGATATTATAGACCAGACAGAAGCTACTTTATTACAACAAGCACAAGCAATGAAACAAGCTGGTCCACAACCCACAGAAAATGAAAGAATAGCTGCACAGAAAATGCAAACAGAAATGGCTAAAGAGCAACTAAAACAACAAGGTAAACTAGCAGACATTCAGGCAAGAGAAAGAGCTACTGGTAATAAAGTATCTACAGAAGCACAATCAAGCCAAGCAAGGTCTAATACAAAAAAAGAGTTAGCATTATTAGAAAGTGATATGAAAATAGCTGAAGAAATGAGTAAGGAAGCAAGAAATGAGTTATAAAGATAATTATGATAATATAAACTGGAAAAAATACACTTTTAAACCAGTAAAAGTAACTAAAAGAACAAAATCACATCAAGTTATGGGTGATATACAAGAATTTGTGTCTCCAATCGATAAAACTGTTATAGGCAGTCGTTCTCAAATAAGAGAACACGAAAGGAAACACAATGTTAGGCAATGTGGTAATGATTACACAAGTTCTACAAAACCTAAATTTTGGGATAATATGATTAACAATAAAAGAGGATAATATGACAGAACAAAGCACTCCTACACAGGAATCAGCACCTGAAAAAGCACCAACATTAGAGGCAGTATTAGAAGGTGCTATTAACCAAACTATAGAAAAAGAACCTGAAACACCTAACACAGAAACACCAAAGGAAGAAGTGGAAAATACCACTATTCCTGATGCTCCCAAACAAGTGGAGAATACTAATTCCAAAGAATCTGATTCTGATTCATTAGATCAGGTAGCACCTGAAAATGAAGAAGAAACCCAAGATTCAAAAGAAGAACCTTCTGATGATGCCGTAGTGGCTCATGTTGATGGAGAGGATTCGAAAGAAACACCTTTAGAAGCTCCAAAAAACTGGTCAGAAGAAGTAAGAAGCAAGTTCAAGGATTTACCTCGTGATGCACAGGAGTATATGCTAAAGTGGTGTAGGAGAAGCCGAATATATCTCCAGATTACTTAATGCAGATATGGCACTCAGAAATAACCCAAAAATGGCAATCAAGCAATTAGCACAAGGTTATGGCATTGATCTTTCATCAATAGAAGAAACTGGGGATTGGAATGAGTCTGAACCCCAAATTGCCCAATTACAACAACAAAATCAGGCAATACTTGCTGAACTAAATCAGTTCAAACAGCAAAATCTACAATCAGCTAGACAGCAAACAGAAAATCAAATTTCTACTTTTGCACAATCTACTGATGCTAAAGGAAACTTAAAATATCCTCATTTTGAACAAGTTAGAGTCAAAATGGGTAATCTAATAGATGCAGGAGAATCTAAAGGCCTAGAAGATGCTTATAGTAAAGCTGTACGATTAGACGATAATTTATACAAACAATCTTTAGAATCACAAAGAAAAAGTGCTAAAGCGGAAGAAGATGCAAAGAGAAAATCAGCATTAGAAAAGGCTAAAAAAGTTAGACCTAGAAGTGCTGGAACACCTCCTAGTGGTTCTGTTAAAAATAGTGATTTAGATTCTTTGCTTATGGAATCAATTAGTAGTGCAGGTATAACTAAATGAGTTGTGGGTTAACAATAACTTAATGAGGTATAAAAATGGCAAGTCCAAATAGTACATTTACCGAAATAGTTACAACTACTCTTGCTGGTTATTCAAAAACACTAGCAGACAATGTAACTAATGGTAATGCCTTACTTCGTCATATTGATGAGAAAGGCAACAAACAAATCGCCACAGGTAGAACTATTGTGCAGGAATTAGAATACGCAACTAACTCAACTGCAAAATGGTATAGTGGCTACGAGGTTTTAGACACATCTACCAGTAATACATTCACAGCAGCTGAGTTTAATTATAAACAATTAGCTGGTAATGTGGTTATTTCTGGATTAGAACAGGTCGAAAACTCTGGTAAAGAAGCAATCTTTAACTTACTTAAATCAAGAGTAAGAAACCTAGAAAAAACTCTTAAAAATACTATGGCTACTGGCTTATATGCTGATGGCACAGGTACTGATGGAAAAGAGCTAGGTGGATTACAGTTATTAGTTCCTGGTACTGTCGGAAACACAGTTGGTGGTATTAACTCTACTACTTACACATTCTGGAAGAACCAAGTGTATGATTTTAGTACCGAGAGTGTAACTCCTAGTGCTACTACTATACAAACAGCTATGAACACACTTTGGTTAAGCACAGTTAGAGGTGCAGATCATCCTGATGTTATCGTAGCAGCATCTAATTACTTTCAATTCTATTGGAGTTCTTTACAGACCAACCAAAGATTTACAAGTGATGATAATGCTAGTGCTGGATTTATGAACTTAATGTTTATGGATGCACCAGTCTATTATGATGACCAATGTCCAACAAGCAAAATGTATATGCTTAACTCGGACTATTTATTCCTTCGACCAGCTCAAGGTAGAGAATTCTCTCCTTTGGGTGAGAAGGCTTCTGTTAACCAAGATGCTATGGTGTTGCCTGTAGTATGGGCAGGAAATATGACCTGTTCAAACAGAGCAAGACAAGGCATCATACAAGCATAATAAGGAGAAAAAATTATGGCTTATATTACTGGAATGGACAAAACTGAAGTTAGTGATACAGCTACATTTATGGTCGGTCAAAAAGGCATGGATGCAGCTGGAAACACCTTCAAGTATGTTCAATACGATACTGGTGCAGGAAGTGTTGCAGCAGTAAGTGGACAAGTTGCTTATTACTACGCACCTTCTGGTGCTTCTGCTGGTGCAGTAAATGTAGTAACAAGTGATTTATCTGATTCAGCAGAGATAGGTGCTGGTGTTTTACAATCTGCTCCAACAGACGGACAATATTGTTGGGTACAGATAGGTGGAACAGCAACTCTAACTATCGCATTAACAGCAGGTGCTGATGGAGACCCATTGACACCAACAGGAGCTGGTGATGGTACATTAGATGTAACAGCAGCAGCAACTTCACCTGTGTGTGCATTTGCTATAGATGCTTCAGCTAAAATAATTGCTTGTCAATTTGCTGGTTAGAGCATTATAATCGTGGGGGTGTAATTCCCCCACACTAACAGGAGGTTAATAATGGCAGGAAACAAAAGAATAACAATTTACAGAGATGCTACAAATTCCTTTGATTTAGTAGAAATTAAATTGATTGGCGATCCTAATACTGTAATTTACAAAATGAAAGATAAAGAAGAACAAATTAAACAAGAGTTTCCTAATGAGTACAATGCGTATTACAAAAACAAAAAACCTATTTCTAATGAAAAAAAGGAAACACCATTAACAAAATTAAAATCTTTAAATAAAGGCAAAAAAAAGTTTTTTGAAATAGAAGGAATTACATCTGTAGAACAATTAGCAGATTTATCTGATGGTGCTTGTCATGGATTAGGTAAAGATGTATTAGATTGTAGAAAACAAGCTAGAAATTATTTAGCACAAGAACATGATATTAAACCTCAACAAATAGTAGGTAAAGAATGACATTATTAACTATATGCCAAGATGCGGCAAATGAGATAGGAGTGCCATCTCCTTCTACTGTAGTAGGTAGTACCGATACTACTAATATACAATTATTAGCAGCTGCTAACAGAGAGGGTAAAAATTTAGTAGCAGGGTATGACTGGCAAACATTAATTAAAGAAGAAGCTCATACTACATTAGCAGCAGAAAGTCAAGGAACTATGACTGCTATAGCTTCTGATTTTTTACGATTTAGTAATGATACTATGTGGAATAGAACCACAGATAGAAAATACTATGGACCTCTTAATAACTCACAATGGCAAAGATTAAAAGCTAGTGTAAATAGTGGGATAACAAACTACTTTAGAATAAGAGGAAATTCATTATTATTTCATCCAACTCCACCAGCAGGACAAAGTGTTTATTTTGAATACATAATAAAAAACTGGGTTGATACTAATGCTGATGGTAGTGCTAATGCAACAAGTTATGCAGCGGATAGTAATACAACAGTATTAGATGAAGATATAATTACATTAGGTGTAATATGGAGATTTTTAAAACAAAAGGGTTTGCCTTATGATAATCAATTTCAAGAATACAGATTAAAATTATCAGAAAAGCAATCCAAAGATGGTGCGAAGCAAATCATTCGTATGGCAGGACCAAATAGACTATATTTACCTGTTAACGAACCAGAAGGTAACTTCTCACTTTAATTATAAAGGTGAGACATGACTGAAGAAGAAAAAGAAATACTAGCTAATGAGCTTAGAAGAAAGGCTATAAGAGAAGATATGTTAGATCAGGCTTTAGGTGATAGACCTGAGTTTGGTTCTTTTCAAGATGCTACTAGAAGTTTAATTGATAGTGATTATAACCCAGAAGGAACTGTATTAAGTAGAGCTATGGGTATAACACAACAACCTGCACAACCTAATATGAACCCTACTTTTACTGGCGGATATGAGCAAAAAGACATGGGTATAAGTACAATTCCTGAAGTAGGAACAAATCCATTTAGAGATAGACTAAATGAAATGGGTATGTCTCAAGATAGTATGCCTTTACCAAGCGGTGTAGATATAATTTCAGACCCTCTTAAAAGTAAAGATATATTAGTAAATAGATTAAAAGAATTACCATTAGATGTATTAGCAAAAATGTTAGGAGTTAGGTAGTGCCTGTTAAAAAAGTAAAGGGTGGTTATAAGTTTGGAACAAAAGGAAAAGTATATAAATCAAAAGGTAAGGCTAATAAACAAGCTAGAGCAATCTATGCTTCAGGGTATAAAGGTAAAAAGTAATGGTATTTAATCCTACAGGAGAAAGTACATCTCAATCTGCACCTATTGGTGGATTAAACACAAGAGATGCTGTGGACTTGATGCCACAAACTGATGCTATACGATTAGATAATTTCTTTCCTGGTTCTACAGATGTTAGTTTAAGAAAAGGTTATATAAATCATGTAACTGGTTTACCTAGCACAGTACAAAGTTTATTAACATACCAATCTCCTAGTGCTAATAAACTTTTTGCTGCTAGTAATAATGCTATTTATGATGTAACAAGTTCTGGTAGTGTAGGAAGTGCTGTAGTAACTAGTTTATCTAATGTACAATTTCAACATGTTAATTTTACTACATCAGGTGGTTCATTTTTATT